CTCCATTCAAATTGAAGAGCCGTTTGCCACAATGGAAATCCCTTCACATAACAAACACGCCTCCATAGTTTACCTTGGGCTACTTTTGTAGTTGTTGCATATGCCCCTCCTTTTATTTCACCATTATGTTGGCGCAATCTTCGGTCTAAATCGATAGTTGCGCCAACATAAGTAGATCCGTCACTACATTCTAATAAATACACAAACATATATATAAAAATTTAAATTAAAAATGTAGATAAACATACACATAAAATGACCATTTGTTTGTTAGCTCCTGACAATTATCCAAATCTGTTGTATACTTTGTCTCGAACTCAACACGATGAACTCTATGTTAAATGTCTAAAAAACGCACGTAATAAAATTATGAACGCTTGTTATAAAGCATCATTTTTATTTCATCTTTGATGTTATTCATAATCTCATCATTTTCTTTATTGTATAAATATTTGTTGTACTTTTGTCTCAATTCTGGAGTTCCGTATTGGTCTAACCAGTCTTCCAATAAAATTTCTTTACTTTCATATAAATTATCTATTTCAGAGAGTTTATGTTTGATATTCCAGTTGCCTTCTTCATATACCATCAAATATTTATCCTTCATATTAGAAATATAAATGTTCATATTTTCAGGTTTCAATGGATTAAAATGGATTTTTTCAATCATTTCCTTTACACAATAGGTAACCTTCTTAATTGCCCCTATGTAATCTTTGTTAGTCAAGTGAGACAAATCGGTGTCTCTATATGAAAGAATATTTATATTGGTTGTATTATTGGTTACGTGATTTACTTGTAATTTATCCATCAACTTATCAATATGTTTTTGGTATTTTTCATTTTGTTGTTTTTGGTATTCTATTTCGCGGTCTTTCATCAACATTTGATTTCGCTGTTGTTCTAATTGTAGGTTCATCAGTCGCACCAGTTCTTTCAAATCTTCGTCCTTGTTTTTTTTACATGTATATTTAATGTGTCGATACATAGACTGTGTATGTTTGAATGTTTTTTTACAATAAGTGCACATTGCCTCTTGGGCATCGATTTTGTTATGTTTCAAAGAACCAATATGTCTTTTATAATTTTCTGGACGATTGGTTTGATAGTTGCATTTTTCACATGAATATATCATTGATAGTATTTATGAATTATCTTTAATAAGTTTATTCACTCAAAATTACAAACATTTTTTGTTTGTAAAATTGAGTAACTCACTAAAAAATGTTGGTTTTCGGTTGTTACCATAATTATCTATAGTTGTAATAATGGATTACCTTTTATGGTTTTATTTTATTTAATTATAAAAAATAAATAAAAAATAAAAACGAGTGATAAAAAACGATCACTTATTGATTACTTATTAAGGGTTGGTTATTGTAATTACTCTATAAATATGACATCATAAAAAAAAGTGAGGTTCAGAAAACGAGGTTCAAAAAGTGAGGAGAGAGATGACCCCCTTTAAAATTCTTGGCATTTTAAAATGCCGATTTAACCAGAATGAATATTTTATAAAAAAAAATCATTTCATAATTAAAGAACACATTTTAACTATGTTTCAGATGCAATTTTTTGAGAGATACAAAAAACTCAAAATTACAAACATTTTTGTTTGTAAAATTGAGTAACTCACTAAAAAATGTTGGTTTTCGGTTGTTACCATAATTATTTATAGTTGTAATAATGGATTACCTTTTATGGTTTATTTTATTTAATTATAAAAAAATAAATAAAAATAAAAACGAGTGATAAAAAAACGATTACTGAATTATTACTTATTAAGGGTTGGTTATTGGAATTACTCTATAAATATGACATCATAAAAAAAAGTGAGGTTCAGAAAACGAGGTTCAAAAAGTGAGGAGAGAGATGACCTATAAAATTATTTTGTAAAATAATTTTTTTGGAAAAGAAAAGGTTTTTAATTCTAATAATAAAAAAGCATATTATGAATCCATAATTTCCTTCTTTTTCTTACATCCGCGTTCATGTGCTGATAATCCAGCCTTCTTTTCACTAGTAAATTCGCAATAAGGACATACGAACTTTCCGCTTGAAAACGAGTAATACATTGACAAATAATTTTCCAAGTCTGGCAGTTTTAATTCATCGACTTGCTTCAACAACTTGCTATGTGTATCTTTGATCATTTTTTGTAAAGTATCTTTTTGAATACGATAATGGGTATATTCTTTATGAATATTATCAAGTACATCTTTCTTGATTGTATTTACATCTACTTTATCATTTATTTTATCCAAATTCATTTTGAAATGATCGATAATATCAATAGCTACTTTGATGATGTCTTTGTCATAATTTGCGCTGTGAATATATAACAAAATATGTCCGTCGTGAATATTTATTTCAAAGTTATCTTTGTTGCAAATTCCGCCATTTTGTGACAAAAATAAACCAGAACAATGTTGAGTTTCACAATCACGAATAAACTTTTGAACTTCTATTTGTGGGACATTGACATTGTAATTTTTATTTTCAATCATAATTGTAGTTTTGTCTCGACGATTCAGCATAACATCACCAGTTTCTTTTTGAGTTCCAACACTTTCTATTGATGCGCTTGGATAAAGAGATTGTAAAATATGAAACAAAATATTTTCTGATAGTTTGCCTTTGGACGATGAATTTTCTAGTTTATTTAAGATAAGAGACATATTTTGTTGGTTGGTGGACGTTATATCACACATTTCTTTGAAACCACTTTCAAGTTTGTGTTCGTTACGAAGTAATTTTTCGTTTGTTTCAATAATCGATTGATTGAATTTTGTCTCCAACTTTTCAATGAAACATGTAATTTCTTGTGGATTATATTTTTCTTTCATAATCGAATCCTCAAAACGTTGTAGAGCATCTTTCAGTTGTTCCTGATTTTTTGGCATCATATCATTCCATAAAAGACGGGTCTTGTCTATGAACATAGTCGTATGTTCCTTTAAAATCGGTTGAATTTTTTCGGAGACATTGTTTGTCAGTGCGTACTTCAATTGATCTATATAAATATCCTTCATTTCCATCATTTTCATTATCACTTGATTTTGCGATTCTTGTTGTATTTTAGACAAATCATTGGTAATTGTTTCCATTTTAGTTTGGAGACAAAGTAAATTCTTATTCATCTCATTCATAAGATTCGGCGACGAAGAGTCGTTTTGCATCATTTTTTGTAGCATATCCACCATAAATATATTGACCTCTTCAAATGAAATATGCTTATTATGTTTGTAAAAATCAATCACTTGTTTGTTGTGAATTTGTAAAGTCATACTAATATAAATAAAATTATATATTTAAATGTATTTCATTATAGATTTTCCCTAACACTTTATAAAAAATGAAATATAAAATAATAAAATTAAGAGAAATATACTTGATTATTATTCTAACTTCGAAGGACCTAACCGAAATGAAGCAATTGAAATTATTAACACAAGAATAAATCAAAATAACAAACCACAATGGTTGAAAAATATGTATCTATTTATGTAGATAAAGAGATTAACAATATGTAGGATTATGTTCTCAATCAGGCTGGTTAGTAATGACTAACCCAAGCATTTTGAATAAATTATTACACAAAGAGAATATTTACAATAAATGGAAAAAATTTCTTAGCGTTTTGCGTATGTATAATGTATTTATGAAAATATACATACATTATAAACCCGACATTATTGTATAAGATTAGTATCACTATACACTAAGGTATTCCTATTATAATGAATTTACATATGATTAGTTATATGTTCAAATTATCATTTTATTATTATTAGTTATTATAATGAATTGTATTTTTGTCTGTGTATTTAACCAAGAAAAATATGTTGATATGTTTTTCCTTTTGTTAGAAAGTATACTTATCTATGGCAATTTAGATGACAATACTAATATATTAGTATATACATCCACTCAATTTATGAATGTGATAAAGCGAAGTCATTTATTTTGTGATAAAATAAAATTTGAAATAAATGATACATATCATAATATAGATAAAGCATGTAAGGCAAGATTAGATTTATTTAATTTACCTTCTTTAGTAAATTACAATAAAATACTTTATTTAGATACAGATATTTTAGTTAAAGATAATATCAATAAAGTATTTAATGTTTGTGAAGAAGATATTTTATATGTTTTAGAAGAAGGAGAAATAAATAACAAAGGTGATTATTGGGGGAAATCATTATTTGGAAATGAAATTACAAATTATAAAGATAAATCAGCATTTACAAGTGGAATATTATTATTTAATAATTGTGAAAAAATAAAAGATTTATTTAATAAAATAAAGGAAGATATTATTAAAAGACCTTATCATTTTTCATGTTTTGACCAACCTTATATAATATATAACGCTTTTAAATATAATTTATATAATAATAAGATTTTAAAATCACTTGTTGTGAATAGGAATAATAATATTCATAGTGATAAAGTTATACATCATTTCCCAGGAGGACCAGGAGTATATCAACATAAAATAGATACTATGACTATTTTTTTGAATAATATAAAAGATTTTACTATAAATAATAATATAAATGAAACAAAAAGATATATTGATACAAATTTATTACCAATTATTCATAATTGTGGATAATTATTAGAAGGAAATATATTTATGCTACATCATACAACTAATTATACAAATGTATTTTTAAATAAATCAAAAAATATAAGTAATTTGGTATTAAATAAAAATATAAAAAATGTAATGGAAATTGGGTTTAATTCTGGTTTTTCTACATTGTTAATGCTTATAAGTAATCCAAATATTCGTATATCTTGCTTTGATTTAGGAGAGCATAAATATACAATTCCTTGTTATGAAAAGTTGAAAGAAACATTTGGTGATAGAATTAATATAACAATTGGTGATAGCACAAAAACATTACAAAATATTAATGATAATTATGATTTAATACATATAGATGGAGGACACAGCACAGAAGTTGCTGATAGCGATATTATAAATTCATATAGATTATCTAAACAAGGAACAATATTAATTATGGATGACTATGACTTCCCGAATTTACATAATCTATGGGATAGTTATATTGTTAAATATAATTTGAAAAAATTAGATATAAATGTTTATAATTCTCCACATCACGATATTAAATATGTGTAAATTATACTTTATATATTTTGATTTTTCTCCGTCTTGTTGATGATTTCCCTTTTAATTCATACCCTTCTTTCAAATTATAAGCATATTCAAAATAATTTTTATAATTTTCTGGTTTTACTTTGTTAATGGAGCAACAAATATTTACAAAATTGCTTATAATGTGATAAATAATAATAAAGAAAGACCAAATTCTTTATCAAGAATCAAGAATTTATCAACTGGTTTAGACAAACCAGTAAAAACCAAAATTTACACGCTATGCGAAGAGCAAACCTTTTTGATTTTTTTATTTCACCGAAAGGTGTGGTTGAATATCTTCAAGGGTGTAAACATAAGTCTCTTCATCAAAATAAATAATTTGAACGTTTCTTTTTGTTGAAAATCGTGAAGAGGATAGACAAGACAATGTCCTAATATTTCAGCAATATGGTTCTGGTCATTAAGTTCTACCGCTACAATCCAAATCCATCCAAGAGTCACCAATAACGACCGGGTCTAATTTGTCTCCCATTATTACTTTATGAAATATAATATTATACGATTAATATTTGTAAATTATCTGCTAAACAACATTCTAATTCCAAATGTTCTACACTCATTTTTTTATCCACATATGTTTTGACATAATTAGCAAAATCAACTTCTGCTGATGTTTCATAGGAATAATTAAATTGTTTTAAATATTTGCACTTTATAGCAAATAATCCTAACACACAATCATCCATATTACTATGTTTTTTTTTTGTATATACATTAAAAAATTTCACAAATGCGTCGTAATTATTTTGTGAAACCAAATGTATAAAGTCTAAGTTCATTAATTTATATCTACCTGTTAATTTTATAATAGTATCATTGTCGTCAATATTATATTTATGTATGACTTCTTTTATATCTAATAATTCATTACCACCTTTATGTTTGCATTGAATACTGTTATTATCTGTATAAAGAACATCACAATTTAAACTATCCAAAAAAGTTGTTCGTTGTCCATTGTTTTCCACTATAATAGGGTGTATATTAGGATTATTCTTTATTAAATTTAATAAGTGTTGTATGGAATCTATATATCTATTTTTTCTATGTTCGTTATTAAATGGCGGTATTTTGTTATGTATGCTTGTAGTAATAATGACATATATCATTTATATAACTTCTAATAAATAAATAAACTATATTCAACGAAACCTTTTTCTGTGTTTCTTTGTTGTTTGCTTAAAAAAACATTTGTGCGTAACTTGCTATATAATCCATGGTATATTTATCAATAACATAAATACAAAAGCATTAAAAATAATATAAATAAAGTATATAGATGGCGTCGGGAACAAGACAATGGAAAAAAGCAAATGAAATATTTAATGGTATTTCTGGTTCTTTAAAACTAACTAAGAACAATAATAATAATAATAATATTTATAAGATTTATAAGATTAAAACACCAGAAGAAATTTTTAAATTAAATTTGAAACCAATAGACGAATCAGATATAAATGAATATGAACATAATGTAATTATTTCACATGAAGAAATTCTAGATAATTATAAGGTATTGCATTCAGTTGAATATAATGAAAATTTACCAAAATTCTATGGAGATAATAGAACAGATAATATAACTTTGTTAGTATATAAAGAAATTATTTCCAGTGAAATTATTTCCAGTAGTAGTAATACAGTACCTAATGATTGGAGTTATTTAAAACAAATACATGGTATTTTTAATAAAATAGAAGGAAAAATTTATTTTGTTCATACCTACGATAATTATTCTTCCTACAAAAATTATTTAATATTTATTCCATATGAAAAAGTTTCTTCGGGATATAGTCAAAGTTTTAAAAAATCAAAAAAATGCTTTGAGGACCCACATGAACAATATAAAATTAGTA